GACGAACAACTTCGCGATTAATTTCTGCCAAGATTTCAGCAGAAAGGATGTTGCTTAGTTCAGTTTCAGCATCTAGACCGTGGACGGCTTTTAGATCCTGAGCCAATTCCATGGTGTATTCTGACTTTAGAGCACGAGAAACTGCAGTCACTGTGACTTTCTCGATCGAGAATGCCATTTGATTAAATGAGTTCTGTCCAGTGTCACCGAGCTTTTCCGCATCTGCCGTAGACGAACCTTTGGCAGCAGTATATCCAGCACCATTAGTTGCGCCAACTGGAGTAGATCCAGATTGAGTTGTAGATGATGCAGTGTTACCAGAGGCAGAGCTTGAAAAGTTAGTATCGGCTTCATCGAAGAGAGCTTCTGTTCCACCCTGTGAAGTGTAACGCGAACGCATTGCAAAGATTAGACCTGTTGGACCAGTCATTGGCTGGACACCGCAGATATCATATGCAATCAAGTTTGGCATAGAGCGACGGATTAGGCTGATCAATACTGGATCGAAGATGTCGACAGAGCCATCACCTGCCGTCGAAGACGACGCGCCCATGGCGTTTGCTGGCGAAGCTTCTCCGAGTAGAGATGGAGCGCGATAACCACCAGAGCCATAACCGGACTGACGAGCATCGATTTCCATATTTTCGAGAAGAGTTGCCATCGTTGACCGACGATGAGCATCCTTGATGGATGGTAGATCGGCATGGTCGAGGATGGGCTTCCACTTATTGATTAGAGATTCGGTATTGTACATTTTAGAACTCCCTTTGTTTACTTGTAATTATTTATAATAAGATACTTTTTAGACGGTCTTTTTGATAGCAGTACGAGAAATTGCATTAACATAGGCATTCATTGACGGTTCTAGTGGCAACTTCTTTTCTTCTTCAACAAGAACTACAGAAGTATCTTCGACAGAAGCCTTTTGAGCTTTGTCTTCAGTTACAGTAGCTGAAGATGGGAAGTATGTCTTCTTCAAATGGACAACCTTATCACGGAAATCACTCTCATCAATAAAATCAATCGAATCAACTAGAGAGAATAACTTCTCTACCTGTGACTCTGTTAGGTCATCGACTAATTCGTCGACGACAGATACCTTAGAGAAATTTACGATCTCTTTTTTCATTTCTGCATTTTCTTGAATTTGTTCAGAAAGAGCAGACTCTAGAGTAGAGACCTTTGTCGACAATTCTTCGACAACATTGACCTTATCTTCGGGAATGTCTAGGTTGTTTTCGACAAATAGATTGCGGAGACCAACCATGAAGTCCTCGACGATTTCAGAACGAATACCACTTTCGACTGCTAGGGCATTTTCTTTCATCCACTCTTCGACAACATACTCAAGGTAGTTATCGAGCTTGATAGAAAGTTCAGAGATTGTATTTTCATATTCAACCTGAGCTGATTCTTCGAGTCCAGCAGCGATTTCTTCGATCTTCTCATTGACCTTAGAGACCACGGCAGCTTCGAAGATTTGAGTTGCAGCAGATTTGAACTCTTCAGAAAGATCTGAACCAGAGAAAACTGCAGAGATATCAGTTGTAACGTCTAAATCTTCTTTAGTAATTTTTTTGAATGGCATGTTTTTAAAGGTCTTGGCATTTTTTGCAACCTTAGTTGGTCCCTTCTTGATCACTCCACCCTTGGATTTGTAACTGGCCAATTCTGTATGAGAAAGCTCTGAAATATCTTCTTCATCGACAGAATCATCTTCCATGAAACTCATAATGGCTTCCATCTTTTCGGCCAACTTTTCTTTATTCTTGCCATTCATTACATTGATCATGGCAGAAATCATTCCTGCCTTGGTTTTTGGAGAAGCCATTTGAGGCTTTGCGCTCTTGCGAGCAGCATTGGCAGTGAATTCAGCGTCCTTTTTGCCATCAATCTCGGCTTCGTCTAGATCTTCTGCATCGATTTCCGAAGCAAGCTCAGCTGACAACTGCTCGTCGTCATCTAGTTGCTCAATATCTTTTTCCGACATAGTAATACTCCTTCTGATTGACTTACAAATATTTATAATATACTACAGCTTAAGAAAGAAATTTGACCAAGCCTTTAACTGAGCTTCCTCGAGATTTCTAGTCTTTGCTCCATTATCGATAATTTTCCTAGTCTCTTTGATGTCCTGTTCCATAAATCTACCATCGACATATATCCACTCCTTACCTTCCATGATGCCCTGAACAAAGGCATTTGGAGCCGAAGGATCGGCAACAATATCTGCGGCAGTGGCTAAACGATAGTCATCTTGAACTACATCAGATTCAGAACCATCGTGGCTCTTTCCTCTCTTTAGAGTGCCCATACCGCGAGAAGAAACTCCAAGCTGTGCGCCTTCTTTAATTAGATTCTTAACAATATTGCCATAGGGAGTATCTAGAATCTTAGCCTTTCCAATAAAGTTATTTCCATCTTCATAGAGCTCTTTAATTAGATGAGAGACTCTTTCGAGATTAATCGAGGGACCAGAGGGATGTCCGAGCTCGCCATAGGCACGATTCTTTGATACGTTCTCAGAGATATATCGCTTAACTTCATTTCTGAGAATTTTCATGGGATAGACTCTTCCGTTCCGATTCTTTTGCTCGGCTTGCATGAAGATGCCTTTGATGTAGTGATCTTTCGTACCAGAAGAATTAGCTTCTTCTATAAATTCGAGAGCTTCGTTGATTTCTACCATTAATTTCATGTTTTTATTCCAGACTAGTAATTAGAAATGGTTGAGTTCTTATGGAACCTGATCAAGACAGAAGCTCCGCCAGCACCAGTAGTTGTCACAACACAGTTAGCTGCTCTTTCAGTAGAGTCCTTCTCTAAAGAAGAATTATTTCTAGTAAATTCGAGATCATGAAACCCTGATCCCAAAGTCCAGACTTTAGTTGCTCCTCGAGATATAGTCACGTTAGCCGAAGCTCCAACAGAGGCCATGATTGAAGAAATAGTCATCGACGTAATTGTGCCTCCTCCGTCAGTATTGGCACTGTGAGCTGCGTTACCATTAAGCTTGATAAATCCGCCAGAGTCGACAAACGAAGCAATAACATATCCGTTAATTGTTCCTTTGGATATTAATCTTAATGCCATTTGATCTACCTATTATTTCTTTAGTGGATTGATAATTTTTGTTTCGCCCTCGATAGTATTATCGCCGCGACCCAATGGAGTCTTCTTAATATTGTTACTGAACTTATCATTATCAGTTACATCAAACTTTTTATCTGAAGAAGATGAGGCAGAACCTCGAGCTACGATAGGTTCTGGAGTCTTAATATTACCATGACCAGACTTCATTGCATTGAGAGACTTCTTTATTCTTGGGAAGTTGCCAGTGTCGTAGATATTTACATCAACTTCATAATTTGGATCGACTTTTCCATTCGTCTTAGTTCCTGTTGACTGAGGATCGGGCATAAGTCTTTTCTTCTCAGAAGAAGCCTCCTGGACACTGATTTCTCGCATTAGATCCTTAAATTTCTTTGGCATAATATGGTCCTCCACTGACCCTTCTTCTTTTACGCTATATTTCTTTTCCATATTATTATTCTTTGTCTTCTTCTGCATCTAACATTAGAGAAGATGCAACATCTACCTTTCGAACAGAAATAGCTTCCCGAGCATGAGATAATAGAGCACTATTAATAAGATTTTTTGCCTCGATTGGCTCGTTCGCCAAAACCTTGTAAATTACTTCTCTCATTGCTTCGCTCATAGGTATACTCCTGTTATTGTATAGTATTTATAATAAAAATTATGCAAAGTATGGCACCTTATATGTATTTCCACCGATAACTAGGGATAAGTAACCAGCGGGATTGGCTACGATTAAATCCTGAAGGCTTAGAGATCCACCTAGGGTGGAAACTGGAGTTGCATTGGCTGTATGCGAAGCAGAGGTGATTCCTCCAGCGATAGAAGAGTTGGTATTCGCAAGCTGAGACTTAATGAATGAGTTTGTATTAGCTAGTGCAGAGTTAAAGGTAGTTGTATTAACTTTGGTTGCGATAAAAGAGTTGGTATTAGCCAGCTGGGATTTAATGAAAGAATTAGTATTAGCAAGAATAGTTTTAAAGTAAGTGTTCGCCACAAGGATAGAGGCAATATCTGTTCCGTTTATTCTATATTTCTTATTAGCAGCGATATCTACATTTTCTGATGAAGTCCATGATGAAGTTGCACTAATCCAATTAAGCGTCTTATCTGTTGAACCTTTGAGTGTGATGCCACCGCCATCTGCAGTAACATCAGTTGGAGTGGCAACAGACCCCAGTTCAATATTCTTATCATCGACCGAAACTGTCGTCGAATTAACAGTAGTTGTCGTACCATTTACAGTTAAATTTCCACCAACTGTAAGATCTCCACCAACACTTGTGTTAGCAGTTACTGAGAGATTCGTCGATATCGTGGCTCGACCAGTATGGGCGAATACACCAGTTGTGGTTGGACTTGCTGAATTAGGTTTAGTAGCAATATAACTGTTAGTATTGGCTAGAGCTGAATTGAACGTCGACGTGGCAACCTTAGTGGCAATATAGGTGTTAGTATTCGCCAGAGCAGAGTTAAAGGTGGTCGTATTAACCTTGGTTGCAATATAGGTGTTAGTATTAGCCAGTGCAGAGTTAAAGGTAGTTGTATTGACCTTGGTTGCGATAAAGGTATTGGTGTTGGCTAGTGCAGAGTTAAAGGTAGTTGTATTGACCTTGGTTGCGATAAAGGTATTGGTGTTGGCTAGTGCAGAGTTAAAGGTAGTTGTATTGACCTTGGTTGCGATAAAGGTATTAGTATTGGCTAGTGCAGAGTTAAAGGTAGTTGTATTGACCTTGGTTGCGATAAAGGTATTAGTATTGGCTAGTGCAGCTCTTTCAATAGCCTTGGTTTGATATGTCGTCGAAGCAGTAGAAGTATCAAGTTTTGTTGCAATATAAGTGTTGGTATTAGCCAGTGCAGAGTTAAAGGTAGTTGTATTGACCTTAGTGGCAATATAGGTGTTAGTATTCGCCAGAGCAGAGTTAAAGGTAGTTGTATTGACCTTGGTTGCAATAAAGGTATTGGTGTTGGCTAACTGAGACTTGATGAATGAGTTTGTATTGGCTAGAGCTGAATTGAACTGAGCAGTAGTAACTTCTCCACCACCTGCAGCAGTATTAGCTTGCCACTTTCTAAGAGTTTGATTATATATTAAAACCTGGCCATTCGTCGGAGAACGTACACTATTATAATCTACATCATCTAGACTTCGTAAATTTACTTCTCCAGATCCAGAAGATGTTCCCAATATTCCCATCGAAGCATTATATGCAATCTTAGAAATTTTTGTATCGAGAGTCTTGGTTAAATCTCTAAATTTCTTCTCAAGAGGAGCAACATCGGCCGAGGATCCAGGATCTCCTTTTTCGCCTTTTTCTCCTCTTTCTCCTTGTAATCCCGATTCACCATCTAGGCCAGCTGGGCCAGCTGCAGCTGGGCCAGCTAGACCTTGTTCTCCTGGTTTGCCTTCTGGACCTTGTTGCCCATCAACTCCATCTTTGCCATCTTTGCCAGTGGCACCAACATCGCCCCTATCGCCAATTTCGCCCTTTGGTCCCATGAGACCAACAAGACCCTCTGGACCCTGTTCGCCAATAACTCCAGGTTCGCCCTTTCCTCCTCTTGGACCGATTACCTTTCCGGCATTTATATTTGTTCCATCATCTTTGAAGAGTATAAGATCTTCATTAAAGATTTTAGCCGAGGTAACAGAGGGTGCAGTGTTACCAGAATCTCCTTTATCTCCTTTTGGGCCAGCACTTCCTGCTAATCCCTCTAAGCCGGTCTCTCCAATAATTCCCTTCTGACCCTCAAAGATGACCCTTCCTAGATTTATTAATTCTCCATCATCATACTGAATGACCAAATTGTTTTCGACAATGCTGGTCCGTTGTATTCCTCTTCCTCTCTCTCCCGTAGCTCCAGGATCTCTAGGACTAGAAATAATCTCATTAATTTGTGGAATTTTATTTAGATTTTGATCGACATAATTCTTAAGCTCACTTATGTCATGATCTATTAGCTGCTTTACTACACTTAGGAGTTTTGCTTTGAATAGAACATCAAGAACCTCATCCATAATAAATTAACTCTTCAGATCTACTCGGGACACCCTATCTAACATATCAGACACACTTTCCATCAATTTTCTATCTTCAGAAGATAGTTCTACCTCTTCCTTTTTCGTGGCAGAATTTTTTGATTGAAGAGGTTTATTATCTGGTTGGACATTTTGATTAGGTGGAATTTGGCCCTGATCCTGGCTTTGATCCTGGCTTTGATCTATTGCACCTTGATCTTGTGATGCAGCTTTCTCGGCATTCTTTTCTTCCTCTTCATCCATTTCCTCTTGCATACTCTCAATTTCATCATCATCGAGTCTGAGAATATTTTTCTTGATCCATTTTTCTGAGAAAAACTTTCCGATAAATGGAGTAAGATTGTTTAGTTGCGTAACTCTCTCTGTAAAGATTTCGTTATCTTTGAGTTCTGAGAAGTATGTGTCGTTGATCCAGTTATATCTAATTTGTGTTCTTAACTCTTCCCATTCCTCGAGAGTAATAATCTTTTTGAGAACAAGCTGTGTCTTGAGTAGATCATTGAATAACTCGTCAAATCTAGCACGAAGTTTTGAAATAAATTTTGAAAACTTCACTTCATCACGAGAAATTTCTGTAGCTCTACCAAGAGTAAACTGTGTATCTTCGATTCTTGAAGCTGGAACATTTAATGATTTTAGAAGCTTCTTTCTAAAATAATCGACATCATCCATTTGTCCGAGATTCTGACCACCTGGGAGTGTCGTTATTTCTGTGCCACGCCCACCTTCTCGTCTCGGAAGCCAATAATCTTCGAGCATTGTCGTAAACTTGCGATCATCTTTAACTTCGCCAGTAGTGGCGTCATAGACCAATCTATTCTTATGCTTGATCATCAACTCACGAAGATGTTGCTCTGCCTTAATCTTAGGAAGGTTTCCAACGTCGATGTAGAAGATTCTTCTTTCGGGTGCACGAGCAAGGCGATATACAACAACAGCATCCTCGAGCATTCTGAGTTGATTAAATGGTTTGATTGCCTTGTGAAGATAAGAAAGAATTAATCCAAACTTATAATCATAGACGCCAGAGTTAACATATGCAATTGCATCAAGTGAGATCTTTACTCCAGATGCAGAACTAGAACCGCTAGGTCCACCAAATGTTTTACCAAATCCCTTGTCGTTGTACATGAAGAAGGATTGGCCCTCTTCAAATACATCTACTCCATTAACTCTCTTAGCTTTTTGCTGAATAATCTTCTTGATCTTTCTTGGATCGATATATTTTAATTCTTTAATTCCAGTTTTTAAATTTGCCGTATCGACTACCTTATGATAATATACTCTTCCATCGATATACCATCTCTTGACAATATCATATCCACGAGTCTTAAAGTTGAGGAGATTAAGTAGATAATCAAATTCAGCACTGATTGACTTTTTAGTTTTATCGCCGAGCTTAGAGCCATCGAGAATCAAACCAACTGGCTGATTCTTCTCATGTGAGATAATAAACTCATTGATGATGTCATCGATTGCGATTTCAATTTCGGGCTGAATAGCCATGTCACGATATCTTGTGATTAACTCTACTTCTGACTTAGATGCACCATCTAAATCGACATATTGACCCATTACACCGCCTTCAGAAACGACGATAGCATCGTCGCCCGAAGGAGATATGAATGTTGGAAATTTTCCAGGTGTTGTTACACTTTCTCCAGAATCCTTTTTAGAATTTTTAGAGGGTCTTGATATGTTGAATCCAAATAATTCCATTACTGAATAATCCTATTTTAGTAGACTATGCAGTATTTATACCAAAATAAAATGGAGGAGAATTGCTTCTCCCCCATAGTATTTGATAGAATACGACCGAAGATATTAAGCGAGTGATGAGGTGCGAGTAGAACCACCCTTTAGAGTCCAGTAATCATAGGCAAATTCTACTTGGTATGTTTCGATAGTGTCATTGGCTTCCCAATCTAAATCAATCTGAGAAATTGTCGTTGGGAAGATACCAGTAAATTCATATTCACGAAGTTTTTCGCCAGTCTTACTAAACTGACTTACCTGAGCATTAGACTTTAGGTTTCTTACATCTGAACGACCACGAAGGTTTGTGACGTGGCTTGATATTGTCGAGGACCAACGCTCAAGAGAATCACGAATCCTGAAGTCTTCATCGTTAATTATGGTAGTTGTCCAGGTCCCGAATACACGATCACCTGGAATCTTTAGCTTTCTACCAAAGTATGGAACATCTATCGTACCAATCGTTGATTCTGGAAGAACAGAAGTTCGAATAAAGAAAGGAGCCAGCTGATCAGCTGTTCCGATAATTGGATTGAAGAGCTTAACTTCAAAAAGATTTGGGCGTGCACCACCTTTTTGAATTCTCGAGGCGAACTGACCGATTGAAAATGCCATTATTCTATCTCCTATACTTTATTTTTATTTATTAGGCTTTTCCGACGATTTCACTGAACTCAACACCAGTCCGAACTGCCACAAAATTTAACTGGATATAGTTGATCGAACGTGCTGGCTTGATAAAGATGTCACCAACGAACTGATTCGAATCTATAACCTGAGAAGTGTTATTGGTCTCGTCACAGACAACTCTAAAGTCATAGATTCCAGAACGACCTTGCACGTCTCTTAGGAAAGGCTCGACGAGATTTACAAACTGACCACGAGTAATTTCATCATTGAACTCGAAGAGACTAAACTTAGAAGCCTGACTAATTGCTTTTTCAAGTACAATAAACAGACGACGAACATTGATTCGATCAAATGCCGAAGCTTTAGAAAGTAGAGTTCTGTCGCCGAATAGTACTGTTCCCTGACCTGGGAAGGTAACAACTGGATTTACAGATTTTCCATATAGTAAATCGCGATCTGCTTTACGAGAAGGATTGTATGCAAGCCTTACGACATTTTTAATATTACCACGATTATATCCAGCTGGAGAGAACCAAGGATCACGATCCCTATCTGTTTGTGCCATTAGACCAGCAATGTCGCCATTGAGTGGAACATATCGATAGATGTCGTTATACTTGTCATATTGATACTTCCAACCCGAATCCATTACGGCAAATGAGGTCGAGGGAAGAAGATTGCGGAAGGTGACGATATCTGTTGCCTCTGCTCCAAGATTGTCTACAACATTTCCACGAAGGGGAGAGAAGCAAACTAAGCAATCTTTACGAACTTCTGCGATATTGTTAATTGCATAGGTAATATTAGTCTGATTAGAGTTGCCCATCATTATAAAGGAAACATCAACTTCATCTGAGTCGCGGAGCAGATCTAGACCAGCCTGAATGTTGGCATTAGAGGGAACAGCACCATCAGTACCACCAGTAAGCGAACTAGTGATAGCATTATTTGCAACGCCACCAAATGTCAGACCAGATGCAGCACTTCCTGCATTGGTCAGCGAGGCAGGAACATTTGCCCACCAAATCCACTCAGATTTAGCATTGATCACATCTCTATAGTAATTACTCGAGCCATCTTCTGCCTTGGCATCAGATGCCAAGGAGACATGTGGATATACTTCGATGACAGTATCTGGCACTCCAGTAATTGTTCCATCTTCATCTACTACGGCAACGTGAATTTCATCGAGAGAAGCACTAGCTGTATTTGCATACTTTGAGGTATCGGGGCCATTTTCGAAACTTGAGAAGTATCTAAACCGCTTTTGTGCAGTTGCTGAAGTGGCCGCAGAGACTTGTCTATCAAGTAGAGTAACAGAAGTTGCACTAGTAATGGTCACGACTCTATTAAACTGACCACCGACATATAGAAAATCACCAACGACGAGCTGTGTCGTGAACTTTGTCGAAGTACCAGTTACGGTCTTTGTATTTGCAGTAATTGCAACTGTACCAGACAATGTTCTGCTAAATGCATCGGGACGAGGGCAGATGACAACCTTTAGAGAGTTACCCAATGCTCCAGGATAACGAGCAATCCAATCACCAGCACCAGAAACACCAGATGTTGGAGAAGCTCCAACATGATTATCGGTATAATCTTCTTCGTTTTTAATCTGTTTGGCAGT